GCGACGGGCGCGACGGTGTGGCTGGCGCCCACGAGTGGCGCCTGCGTGATTCAATTCGATCAGACGCAGCAATTTATCCAATTCGTCGGCATCAATGTCGATGCCACGCGGGGGATCACGCAGGGGTGTATCTATCTGCGCGGGTGGACCGGCGGCAATCCGCATCATATCCGCTTCTCGGGCGGGGAATATGTCGGCCCGATCAATGGCGTGATCAACGAAGGCAATGCGGCGTTTAATACGTTTCAATGCACCTCAGAAATTGCCGGTCTGACGGGCCATTGCGAATATCTCAATTTGACGGTGCATGGCGGGGGCGATGCTGGCGATTATTCGGCGGCGTTTTTCCTGAACACCTCCGACAACGTGGTCGATCACTGCAACGTTTATGACACGAGCGGTGTAGGGATTTACTTTTACAGTGTCTTTGGCGCGAATAACAACATTGCCAGCAATAATGTCGTGCATGACATTACGCGATCGGCGAGCGACTACATCGTGGGTATTGATGTCGGCGCAGGCACGGGCGCACAGGTCTATAACAACGTGGTCTATCGCCTGACCGGCCTCAACGCGGGGAGCAATGCCGCCATTTATACAGAGAGTGGCACGGGGTCCGTGCTCATCTATCAGAACACTATTACGAATAATACGATGTTTGGAATCCATACCACATCTGGCACGTTTGGGCACGTGCTCGAAAATAACATTGTGTATCTGAATACGCCGGTCAATGTGGTCAATGACTCGGGCGCCTCGGACGTGACGAACCTCGTGGGCGTCAATCCGGTCTTCGTGAATCCCTCCAGCGACAATTATCAATTGACGGTCGGCAGTCCGGCGATTGATGCAGGCACGACGAACGCCTACACGACCGACATTCTAGGCGTGACGCGGCCGCAAGGCTCGGCGTTCGATATTGGCGCGTATGAATTCGTCGCCGCACCGCCACCAAGTGACCTCTGGGCTGCGAGTGTGATGTAGGTGGCGACGATCTTCCGCGCGCCGCTGATCACGGCGATTGCGGCGCTCTCGACGACGGCCGCCAATAGCGCGCACTCACAGCCCAATTTCAACGTCCGTCTGCCCCTCGCCGCTGCGCTGCCCTTTATCGGCCCCGATATCGATCCGCCGTCTCGTCTGCCGGCGCTAGGCGTCTGGCATCATCGCCCGCAGCCGCCTGGGGCGGGCATGTCGTTTAACTGCTGCGATTGGCCGTTGCCGGCGGTGCCGCTGCGGCAAATGGTCATTGATCCCGTTTACAACCGGATCATGCTGCCCTTGCCGCCGCCGGGCGTGCCGTTCATCAATCAAGACTTCCCGCTGCCGGCTCGACCGACGCTGAAGCCTGAGACGCACCTGTTTTATTACATGCAGGACCAGACGAGTCCTGCGTTTATTCAGTATGACTGGCCGAAAGCGCCGAAGTTGCCGTCCTTGGTGGCCGATCAGGTGCCGAGCCGGCTGGGCTTGCCGATTACCGCGATTGCGCCGCCCTTCCGCCAGCGCGACTGGCTGAACCCGGCGACGATTCAACTGGCGAAGGTCAATGACCCACAGGGGCGTAATGCGTTCCTGCCGCCGCCGGTCGGCTTGCCGACGCATCAGACCGATTGGCCGAACCCGCAGGCGGCGAAGTCGCAGCAGGGGAGCCATACGCTCAACGATCTGGGCCTGCTGACGCTGCCGATTGCGCGCCCCATGCGCCCGCTGGATTGGCCGAACCCCAAACCAGTGCCCCAATCAGCGCAGGCCCGCAACGTGCGGGAGCCCAGCGTCTCAATCTTGCTGGTGCAGCGGTTTAAGCCGGAATGGGCGGCGGATAGTAATCAGTTGCTCGGCCCCACGCGAACCCAGCCGGAAACGCACTGAGGGTGTAGACTACACGCGGATTCCTCATGGTTATTAACCAGCCAGGACAAGTGATTGGCGCGCAGATGGTCGATGCCTCAACGGGCCTCGATTATGTCGGCGTCGTCACGGTCTACGTCACCGTGGATGGCGGCGTCCAGGCGATTGGCAGCGTCGGGGCGGGGATTTGCACAGCAGAAGGGCATGGGTATTACACCTACCGGCCCTCGCAAGCCGAGACGAATGGCGCCCTGATTGCGTTTACGTTTACGGGCCTCGGCGCTGTCTCCGCCTCGATTCAGGTGGCCACGACGGCGGCGGCAACCCCAGCATCAGGCGTCTTCGCGCTGGCCTATACGGTGCGGTCCCTCATCACGGATGCGCTGGTGGAGATCGGCGTGCTGGAGCCGGGGGAACAGGCCAACGCCGGCCAGATTGCCCTCGGGCTGCGGCGCGTGCAGACGATGATTGACACGTGGGCGGCAGACCGGCTGACGCTCTCGCTGCAGTTGCAGACCACGTTCGTCTGGCCCGCCTCGACGTCGAGCGTGCTGGTCGGCATCGGGCAGGCGGTCAACATTGACCGGCCGATGTGGATCAACGCCATCAGTTTTCTCATTCCCGGCTCGTCGCCGGCCATCGAAGTGCCGATCGGGATGATGGATGAGGATGCCTTTTCATCGCTATCGATTAAGGGCTTGCCGTCCGCGCTGCCGACGCAGAGCTTTTATCAGACGAATCTGACCGATGCGCACGGGACGTTGTTCCTCTGGCCGCAGCCGCAGAGTCTGTCGATTGTGCTCTATACGCCGCAAGCCGTGGGTGTCCCGGCCAGCCTCGATAGCATTCTGCAAGGGCCGCCGGGCTATCAGGATGCCTTCCTGTATCAGCTCGCCTTGCGGTTCTGTAGTCCCTTTGGCGTGCAGATTCCGCCGCTGTTGCCGCGCATGGCCTCAGCCGCCTTCGAGAACATGAAAAAGCCGAATGTCGATCCAGGCGCGATGTCGGTGGATCCGGCGCTCGTGCCGGGCCTTGGCGCGGGCTGGAATTATCTCACGGGCAATACGACGACCTCGAACCGATAAGGAGCAGCGATGGCAAGTCCCGTCCTCGTCAATGGCACGTCCGGCCTGCTGGCCACGGCGATCTTTGTCAGTGGGCCGTGCAAGATCTTCGATTACGACATTTATAACGCGGCTGCCGCGGCCTCGTATGTCAGCTTTTACGATACGGCGATCGCGCCGACCGTGGGCACGACCGTGCCGAAATATCAGGTCGGCTTGGCCACGCTGGCCAGTAAGACACTCGGCGTGCAGGACGGCGGCGGCCTGTATTTCAAAGATGGCCTGTGGATGGCGGCAACGACGACGGCGGCCGGCTCCAGTGCGCCCGCATCCGCGCTGACCGTGAGTCTCGGATTGTCGTAAATGCCCCAGTATCCCGGCTTCCTCGGCCCGTCGTATCAAAGCCAATCGTATATGGCCGATGCCGAACGCCTGATCAATCGCTACGTCGAGCTGAACGAATCACAGACGGCCCCGACGCCGGGGGCGCTCCTCCAGTGTCCCGGCTTTGAATTGATTGTCGCCCCCACGGCGAATTTCGGCGGCGGGATGTTTTCCCTCGGCGAGCGGACCTTCTTCGTCACGGGGTTTACGCTCTACGAGCTCGTCGGCAATACCGCCGTGCAGCGTGGCATCATCGAACGCAACGCCTCGCCCGTCACGTTCATGTCCAACGGGGATGCCGGGAATCAGTTGGGCCTGACGAGCGGTAATCAGTTTTATGTGTTGGACCTGATGACAAACGTCTTTCAGAATCCGACCACGCTGGGCGCTACGATGTGCGGCTTCCTCGATGGGTTTGGCGTCATTCTCGATGCCACCTCTTCTACCCTGCAAGTGACGGCATTCGAGAATTTCCTGAGTATCGACCTTGGGAACATCCAGCAGCGCACAGACGGCAGCGACCCTTGGCGGGCCCTCTATGTCGTCAATCGTCTGATCTATTTGCTCGGGGATCACACCTCAGAAGTCTGGTATGACGCCGGGACGGCGCCGTTTCCCTTCGCCTCGATTCAAGAGGCGTTTATGCAGACGGGCACGGCCGCGGCGTTTTCGGGCGCGCGGCTGGATAAGTCGCTGATCTGGCTCTCGCATAATGAGCAGGGGCATGGGCAGGTAGTATCGGCCTCTGGGTATACGCCCAGCCGCATCAGCACGCATGCCGTGGAAGCCTCGATTGCCACCTATGGCGATCTCTCAGATGCCGTGGCGTTCAGTTATCAGGAGAACGGCCACACCTTCTATGTGCTGACGTTCCCCAGCGCCGAACGGACCTGGGTCTTTGACCAGGCCACGAGCCTGTGGCATGAGCGGCTGTATTGGGATACGCGGCAGGCACAATGGCTGGCCTATCGGCCGATGTTCTTTGCCCATCCCGATCGGAATCTCGTGCAGGACCGCTTGACGGGGGCGATCTACCGGATGGGGACGGATCTATTTACCGATGTGGACGGCGCGGCGATTCGTCGTCTACGGCAGCCCCCGCGGTTGTCGTTTGACCAGAAGCGGTTTACGACGCATGCGATTCAACTCGTGATGGACGTCGGCCAAGGCGTGCAGCGCGGGCAGGGCTCGGACCCGCAGATTATGCGGCAGACCTCGAAGGATGGCGGCCAGACGTGGGGCAACGAACAGTGGGCCTCGAGCGGGCCGATTGGCAGCTTTGATACCCGCGTGCGCTGGACGCAGTGCGGGCAGGCGCGCAACCGCGTCGATCGGTTTATCGATACGGACCCCGTGCCGTCGCGTTGGGTGGATGCCTTGATTGATGTGAGCGTGGGGCCGTCGTGATTACGCCGTTTCCGCAACTGACGGCGCCGCTGGAAGGCCATCTGCTCAGTTATCCATGGGGCCAGTGGTTCACCGGCCTGCGAGCGGCGATCAATGGCACGCCTGGCAACTCCGTGCCGGTGACATTTGCGAACCTGCCGCAGCCAGTGACGGGCATGATTGCGGTCGTGACGGATTCGACGGTGAACACGTGGGGCGCCGTCGTGGCGGGTGGCGGGGCGAACCTCGTCGGCGCGTTCTATAACGGCACGAATTGGACGGTGTGTGCCAAATGACGACGCGTATCCTCGCAGAAGACGAATGGTATCGACTCGCAGATACAGAAGCGGCTGGCGTGCCCTTTCCCGACGGATCGCGGGCGGTGGTCGTGGAACAGGACGGTTCGATTATCGCCTGTCACATCATCATGCCGGTCTGGCATGTCGAATGCCTCTGGGTGCATCCGTCGTTCCGCAAGACAACGGTCTTTGGGCGCCTCTGGCATGCCGTCAAAGCCGAATGCGCGCGGCTGGGGATTCGTGTCGTCTGCACAACGGCACTCACGGACGATGTCAAGCAGTTGATTGAGCACGGGCACGGAGTGCCATTGCCCGGCGAGCATTTCGCCGTACCGGTAAGGACATAAAAGATGCCTGCTATTATTCCGCTCATTATTGGCGTGGCGGGCGGCATCGGAGAAGCGGCCATTAAAAGCCATGCGACCGGCAAGGCTGTCGATGCGCAGACGGAGGCGGCCAACAAGGCCCTGGCCGTGCAGCAACAGGTGTATGGCAATCAACAGCAAGCCGCGGCACCTTATCAGCAGACTGGCCAGATGACGCTTGGGCGCCTGGGGCAGATGGCCGCGCAGCCAGCGAACCAGTTCAATCCGCAGAACTACCAGCAGGGCGTGCCAAAACCGAACCTGCCGCAGATGCCGTCGCAGCAAATGCCGTCG